AGGCATCCATTCACGGCAGCCTCGGCAGCGGTTGCACCGTCAGCGGTTGCCCTTGCGTTGAACAAGGCCCACACCCCAGCAGCGACTCCGCCTTGGAGCATATTCGTGGGATAGCCGTAGCCGTAGCCTATCAGCATCTTAGAGGAAGGTGTAACCGATGACCGAGCCGACGCTTGGAGTAACAGCAGTAATCTTACCTCCATTGCGACCGCTGATAACGATGCCAGCGGAAATAGAAGCCCCCGAAAAGTTGTAAGCGGTTAGAAGGTTCTCGCTTCCAGTTCCTGTAAGGGTTGTGAAAGTCGCAGCGGTGTTGACTACCAAGAAGTCGTAGTTCTTCCCGGTAACGGTTCCGTTGATAAACTCCATCGTACCGCCCTGACCGAGCATTTGTTGCAGAATAGGTGTAGGCATAATTTGCTTTTAGTATAAATGTAGATTAGGTCGGAATTTCACAAACCGAATGTCCGTAGGGGATTTCAAAAGTCATCGTTGCCTGCCACCCTGCCGTGCGGTCATCTCGGCTCTCTACGAACCTCGTAAGGCTCACGCTGGATGAGAGGGTCCAGTCCTCGTTCGGGTCGTTTGTAAGGCTTGAAATAAAGTCCTGTGCGATTTGCAACTGGTCGCTTAGGACCTCGTCCTCGTTATCCTGCCAGCCCAGCGTAGGGCTGCCCGAAACCACTCCGCCCATCGGCTTAATGGATTCAACACGGTCGCTAAAGTAAACCCCAACCACCAAGTCCAAAGTGCCAGCGTCAGTATTTGCAGACTGAACGTCCGCAAAAACGAGCGGATAGACGATGCGCTCACGGCTTGGGGTTCGCAGGTTGATGGTGTTGTCCGTGCCGATTGCAAGAGGGTCGCCCGTCCCGAAGGAGTTGACCTGTGGATGAGCATTTGCAAGGTCCAGCAGGGCTTGCTCGATTTTTATCCAAGACATAGTTTTGCAGTTTCAGTATGTTCTTCTTGTGCGCACCCATCGTCAGTAGTCGTTACACGCCCCGAATTGTCCGTAGGGGTAGGGGTAATCCAAGTTACTTATTCCCATCCTTCGGTTGCGGTCCAAGACCATCCCGGTTCGGTAGTTGGTGGCGTTCGGGTAAATCGTGTCAAGAGCAGACGGAGGCGAGTTCCAGAGCGGATAGGAGTTGCGGTTTTCCATTAGGTAGCGAGTTATGCGCTCGGAATACCACTCGGCATCGTTCTTGACCTTATCGGTCAGTCGTGTGATTTCTTCCATGCTCATCTGCGAGGACTCCTCGCTCGTTCTACGGACCATGCCCTTGTTCATATACTTGAATGCAAGGACCATCGGCAACTCGTAGTAAAGCCATTGAATCATAGCCGGCTGGATGTAGTCCTCCAAGAGCGTTTGGTTCAGGGCAGACGTTGAACCGCTGACGACCTGCGTAACCAATTGCCCGTACAACGGAGAGCCAACAATGGGCTGAATCCGCATCTCTTGGACCTTGACAACCGTTGGGCGTATCTGCGTGTAACTGACGTTCTCGTTGATTATCGAGTTGTCGAGCAGCGTTTCTTCGCTTATGAATAGTGCCTTCATGCCTTGGTGATTTTATTGCCTTTACGGATTACCAACTGCTGCTCCCACACGTGCCTGCATTGGGGGCGATTCACTCCGCTCGGTGTGTGATACCAACCGCCTCTCCTGTTCCAAACGGAGTAGCCCATAATAGCACTAATTCCGTCGATGTCGTCCCTCGTATAAACCTTGCCCTGACCAGCCAAGTCAAGCATGACCTTGCAGAACTCACGGCTGGAACCTTTGTCCTTGTTGCTGAACCCTGTGGCCCAAGCGTATTTGTAGCGCACCTCCAAGACTGGCTCTGCGACCTCCTTGACATTCTTGGGCAGGTTCTGCTCGGCAATCTTGTCCACGGCCCTGCTGATTGGGTAGCGGTCCTTGGTGATTAGGTAGGCGACTCGCTTGGCGACCTTGGCCTTGCTGACCCCGAATTCCTTTGCCATTTCTTCAACGCTTGCGTCCCGATTCTTCTTGCGGTAAGCCTCAATCTTCAGGTCCAATTCTTTTTCTTCTTCCCCCAGTTCGGCAAAGGCTAAACGGATGTTTTCGTCGATGTTGGCATCGAACCGCATCGGCTTGGAGTGCATGACGTGGTAGTCGTCTGCATGGCAACCGAACTTACTTGCAACCACCTCCAAGACCTTAAACTCTTCGTCGCCCCATCCGTAATCTTCGTCGTCCTCTTGGCCCCAAGTCGGTTCGCTGAACTCTTGGGCCTGCACTCCGAGCATCGTGTCAATCTCTTGGGCTGATAAGCCAAAGCCTGCTGACAACATTGTCCGAGCCATCTCCAGCGTGATTTTCTCTTGCATATACTGCCTGACAATACGCATCAGGTTTTGGTACTCACGGCCTGACAACTTCTTGATGTTGTCGTTGGATGCCAAGCCTTGCGGTGCAGTAGGTTCAGGGCTGACCTCTACGGCTGCCGTTGCTCCTGCAAGACCCGAACCCTCTGCCTTTGGAGGCAAAGACACCAAGGACCTGATTTCGTTTGCTGACATAGATTCCAAGACCTTGTTAGCAACCAAAGGTGAAAGTGAATTAATAGCCGTGATAACGTCTTGGACGCTTGATTCGGCCTTGGTTTCAATCGGTGGCAAACCTGCTTTCTCACGCAGTTCTGCGGGGGTCATGGCTTGAAGGAGTGCTTGTTCGCTCAACTGCTCATTGATTGGGTTGGTAGGAATCAACTCCATACCTTCCACACCGTTGAAAGACCCCAAGTAGTTTATCATCCTTTCGACCTTCTGCACCCGGTCGTTGACGTAGGTGGCCTTAAACAACTCGTAAGCCTCGACCAATTCGTTGCGTCCACCCAATTGGCCTTCGGTCTTGACTCCGAATAGCATGGGGTTGGTAACACGGTGTGCGATAAAGATTTCTTGCTGGATTGCTTTGTTCAGTATCTCAAACTGCTTGTCCATGTCGCTTGGAGTTAATGGCTCCAGCGTCGGGGCCTTGGCTGCATCGTCGTTGAAGGTTACAACAAAGCGACCAGCATTGTCGGTTCCTGAAAACTTACGCTTGATTTGCCTTTCAATGTCGCCCTGTTCTTCGGGGGTCGGGATGCCGTTGTTAAAGTTAATCAAGTAACCGCCCCAAAAGTTGTTGCGAAGGTTGTTGTTGTGGTAGTTCGCCACTTGCACGTCTGCCTCAATCCAAGCGTTGCCTCCGATGTATTCGGGCAAAGGATAGTGCTTCACGCCTGCTGCGTAAACACGATAGTAGAACAACTGCTTACCGAGGCGATTCTCCGGGTCGAATGCAGGGATTTTCTCGATGTCCCCGACCTTGGGAAACAACTGCATCATGTCGTCGTTGTACCAATCGGCAACTTGGAACATCTTGTCCTCTTTGTCCACCCTGATTTTCTCAAAGGGAACGTGTTCCATCTTGGCGATGGTCCCAAGTTTGGACCAAGTAACTGCGACCGCAAATCCGTTGAATAACTCCAAGTCCAAGACCAGTTTCTCGGTGATATCGTTTAGGTCCTCGGTACTGGAAAGTCCGTCGAAGAACTTGATGAAGCGGGCCTGCTGCTCCACAGTCAAGTCATCCCCTGCCTGCCATCCTCCGCCCATGATGTAGTTTACCTTGCCGTTGACGATGGCGTTGTGCTTGGACGACCTGCGATAGTTGTCCAGCAGGTAGTAAGGGTACTCGTTGGCAAAGCCGTAGGTGATGTATTTGCCGGAGCGGTTCTCCAGCATGACTGGCACTTTGTGTTCTATCCCAAGCCATTGGGTGAAGTGCTGCGTTGACTTGCTCATAGCGTATGAACTGTAAATGAAAGGGCTGAAATCGTGATACTTCCACCGCTATCGACTGCGTTGACGTAGATGGTGAACTCATCGTTGACCGCACCTTGCAAGACGGTTTCCGTAAATACCGCATGGCCGTCTGAGTGGCTTATTGTAATCTCAGTCATTGACTGGTCGATGGTTGTACCGTTCTTGGCGATGTAAACCTTGATTTGGTTGTTGTTGCCCTGCTGCGCAAGGAGCATGGATGCAGCGATGCGAAGGGTCGCACTTGTTGTGCCTGTGTAGGTGATGGCGGTGGTGGTCCTTGTGAAATTGTAGGTTGACAAAACGCCCGATTTCATCGCACTTGTCAACTTGACCCGTTGCCCTTGCGTCGGGGTAAAGGCCGTGTCGGTGTCGAGGTAAAGGTTCGCAAAGCCCCGTTCCCTGTCAAGCGTTGCGGTATCGGCAAGGTCGTCGAACAAGCCGCCTACACGGGATGCGGTGTTCGCCTGAGCAACGGTTTCGTTGGTGATGGTTAATGCACTCGCTTGGAGTTGGCTTCGTGTTTGTACGCTCATTATGCGAAAGTTGAGTCAAAGGTTAAATCAAAGACACCCTCATCGGATGCATCAAAGACAGTGTAAGTAATTGAATTGGCGTAGGTATTAAAGCCTATCGTTGCGGTTTGTATAAATGCCAAGCCCGTTTCAACGACCGCCAAAGCAGCGGCAACCGTGCTATTGGTATCGTAAACTTCATACTTATACGAGCCTGTTTCAAGCGACCCCACGGCAATCGAAAATTGGTCATAGCGGTTAGTATAGGATGACAGGTTTGCGGATTTCAGCAGGGTGAAATCGGTCGTGGTATTCTTTGCGATGCTTGTGAGTCGCAAGATGTACCTGCTCCCCGTGCTGGCTCGCTCGGTCCAAGTAACCGTTATCGTGTTGGTCGTGTTCGGGTTTAGGTAAAGCATCTGCTTGTAAATGTGCGATGCCCCCGAATTTCACAATTTGCGCCCAATTCGCCTGTATAGTTCGGCTCGTTTCTTGGCGGTTTCAGCCACGTTGAACCGCTTCTTGATGTCGGCCGTGAGGTTGTCAGCCAAGCCCTTACGAAGGTCGGGGTCAAGGATTAACTGCTTGATGTACTTGTACCAGTCCTTGGGCTTATTGTAAGGCACAAGAAACCCGTTCTCTCCGTGCCGAATTACGTCCGTGTATGGGATGGTTTCGGATGCGATGATGGCTTTGTTCATCCACCCTGCCTCGACGACCTTCAACTCGGACTTGAGTTTGTTGAACTTGGTGTCCCTCAATGGTGCAAGGGTTACGTTCACGAAGTTGTAGCCACCGACGTAGGAGTAGATGTCAGCAGCCTGAATGCGTCCGTAGTTCGGGTTATTGCCTTGGTCGCTGATTATCTTCTCGTAGCCCTCATAAACGGGGTTGTTGTCGTTCCACCCTCCGAGGTAGAGGCGGTACTTGCCGTCCAAGTTTGCGTCCCAGCGTAACTTCTGCATACCCTCACGGAGCAACTCCATGTCCTCGCCATGCTGCGCCCCACCGAACCAACCGAACTTGACGAGGTGCTTGTCAGGTTCCTCTTCGGGGTTGGGAATAAATTGCTGATAGGCTTCGTATGGCTCGTTTTGTAGAATGCTCACATTCGCATTTAGAGGCCGTATGCGAGAGGCAAGGTGTTCGGTGGTACAGGTAACCCAATCAGCCAATTTGATGTGCTTACGGATGACCTCTGCGAGTTTGGTTTGGTGATAGTGGCGGTACATGATGTGGCCACTCTCAAGGACCCAGTAATCGTCCAAGTCAAGGATAACTTTGGCCCCGAATTGAGTGAGGGCTTTGTAAACATTTTCGACTTGCTCCATGGTTCCTTGGCACCAAAGCCGGCTGAATAGGAACAGGTCAATGGACTTCAAGCCCTCGTCGCTAATCGTGGTGATATTCTCAACGCAGACGTAATCAAACTCCGGGTAATTGTCGCCCAAATATGCGTTCGGCATTTCGAGGCGGTAGAAACTGCACCCGGTTGGATGGGCGTTGTAAACAATACAAATCTTCATGGCCGTAAAAATAAGAAGGGCAGCCATTGCTGACTGCCCTCCCAAACCTCAGTGATGAAAACCTAAGTCAAAGATACTACGAACCGAGTATCTGCGTAGTCGATGGTGTAAAGACTGTTGATGCGATTAGGAACATCGGGTCAGGCTCCATCCCGGAAAGCGTTATTTCGTAGCCGTTTCGGTCGCCGAATGCAGTACCACTTCCAGCGGTTCCAGCGGTTGCCTCAAGGCCATTTATAGCACCCAGCAACCAGTAACGACTGTTGTTGTCTTGAACGATGACGATGACTTTACTACGAGCGAGCAAACGGAGTTCATTGCGTACTGCGACTTGCAGTTTGTTGATGGTGAATGTTACTTCGGGGGTGTAGAAGATTGTGCCATTCTCCATACTTGCGTTCAAGGTTTCAGTCAAAGAGGACGTAGCCTTGGTCAAGTCATATTCGAAGAACCCACCCGAAGCGTACCCCGTGAACCCCGTAACCGCACCTGAAAGGTTGGCGTTGCAGGACCCGGTAGAAATCCAGTTTTGGACGTAAATTGCTTTGATGCCACCGACTGAATCACGGCAGCCGAGTGTGTAACCAGTTGTTAGTGCGCAGGACATATGTGTATTTGGGGTTTAAGTTTCAAGAGAACAAAAAAGCAGGGGGAAGTTAACCTCCCCCCTACACATTAGGTCAAGCGGAAGTCTACAACCAAATCTGGATACGCTAGTTGCACGCCTGCTTTGAAACTGGCTTGGAAACGTACCTGGTCGTTGTCTTTGGAGAACCAGATTGAGAACTGCTCCTCATCACTCAACAAGTCGGTTCCGTAAAAGAAGTTGCCGAGGTAAGACGAAACGATGCGGTTAGTTCCAGTCAAGCCGGGGACTGCAATGACACGGACGTTTGTGCCGGGATACATGATGTCGCCATCCGCAAGTCCAGCCAAGTCAACTTGGTTGTACATAACCGCTGTGGCGGACTTGAAAGCGCCAAGCAAGGTACGGAAGTTGTCCCAACCGCAGAAGATAACGAGGTCGTTCCGAGTAAGGATGGCCTGTGGAATTTGGTTGTAGATGCCGTCGAAGATGGCGATTGCGTTGCTTGTGGTGATACCAACGGAGGCAGAAACCGCTCCTGTGTTACCGCTGATGGTAGAACCCGATGCAGCGTTTAACAACTGGTTGACACCTGAAAAATAGGTGTTGCCCTTCCAAATTGCATTCTCCAAAGCCTCTGCGATACGGAGAGCCTTCTGCTCGCTGAATGCCTGCTCGAAAGGAACGCCATCGTAGGTAGAACCAGCGGTCAACTGGGTCTGCATCCAGTATTGTTCCAAAGAACGTGGGCAAAGGGTTTCCTGCACCTTCATGCGTCCAACGGTGATATTCCGCTGGGTGAAGGCAGTCGTGCCGGAAGTTTCGTAACCGCAAGTGTCACCGCTCTGCAATATTGCATCGGTGTCCATGAGGTTGAGGGCAGCAGCGAACTTGATGCCCACCTGCTTGGTGAACAGGGCTGCTGAACGAGCGGAGAATACCGCCTTAGTGATAAGGGGCAACCTTTGCTGGTCGGTGTAGGATGTTAATCCTGTGAAAGTAAAAGCCATTTTATTAAGGGTTTAGGGGTTTAGTTTTTTTTGAGTGATTGAAGTGCTTGTGCGAGTGCGTTGAAGTTCTGCGATGCCTGAGCCTTGCGTTGCTCAACGATTGCTGAACCGCTGGCCTTGGGGGCTTCGGCTGGGAGTTCGCTGACTTTCTCAACGATATCGGCCATGGTTTCAACTTGGCTTGCGAATGCGGACATTTTCTCTTTCATCTTGCCCATCTCGGCATAGGCTGCCTTGAGTTCTTCCATGATGGCTCCGAGGTGCTTGGCGACGATGGCCTCCACAACTTCGGGGGTCATGAGCGGATAAGCGTCCTTGATTTCTTCGGTTACCTCAACGGCCACTTCGGGAGTGATTTCAGCAGCAACGGGCAACGGCTCGATGACCGGGGTCGCTACTTCGGCAGCGATGACCTCAACGATTTTGCCTCCTTCGGTCTTGATAGTTCCGACTCCTTCGACAACGTGTTCGCCATCGGGGGCAGGGAGAGTGCCGTCCTCGGCAACGACATAAACGGCAGTACCGGCAACGAGGTCGCCATCCACACGGACAACCGTGCCATCGGTCAACTTGTAGTCAGCAAAGGACTGCTTTTGGGTGCTGAATTTGCGGAGTTCCGTCCGCAGGGATTCGATTGCGTTTTTGAGATTCATAGTTAGTGGGATTTGTAGGTGGGGGTTAATTGTTG